GTTTTTGTAACTACATTCAGGTTGCCGTTATCTACTTGTATATTAACATTTGCGTTTGGCCCTACTTGTATATCGTAGTTGTTATCAGCCGTACCACTCTTGTTAATATAAACTTTATGGCGGCCGTCTATGGTTACATCACTATTGCCTTTTATATAATGTTTGTTATCTTTGTTTGTTATATTAAAATAACTGGCCGTATTGAGGTCTATTCTATTGCCTGCTGTATCTATTTCGTATGAAGTACCGCTGTTATGTCTTTCGTGTATTCTATAATGATTTGTTCTAACGCCGTCTTTGTCAACGGTAAACGAATCATCAAATTCTTTTATGTGGCCGCTTTCTGATTCAAATACGTGATTATAAGGATAGACGGCGTTGTATGTAATACTAGGTTGCGACCAGTTATCTGTATCGCTGGCCGTTATGTTAGGACTGATTTCATCAAAGTCCGCTGTAGGTATATTTTCTAGTCTGGCCGCTTTTCTTGTTGTTAAACTGCTGTGTTCTTTTGTAGTATCATTAACTGCAAGTCTATTGGTATCCACCTCTAATTCTTTAGGATAAACAGAAACGCCAGTAGGTTCGCCGTTCTCATCTAGTCTGCTATTCGGATCGTAGAAGCCGCTGGCCGTTTTTCCTAATTCACTAGGTTTGCCAGGTAATGTGCCTACTATAACTAACTCTTGTAATAAATCTGAACCATCTCTAAAATATCCCCACACCCAACTACCTTCTACAATAAAAGACGGTGACTGGCCAAGACCAGAGATACCACTTGCTGTAGTCGGCAATGAAACAGACGCCCAAGGCAAGTCTGCTGTGGCAATCTTTGTTTTGTCGCTTGTGTGTATGCCTAGACAACGTACTCGCAGCCTGCCTAGTTTCTGCGGATCGTGGCGATCTTCAACAACGCCAACAAACCATTTAAATTCTGAAATTCCGAGAAATGCCATTTAATTTACCGATATATGTTTATTTTTAATGACAACGCTATATGTCATTTAATACTATTTTTACCTTTCCTACGCAACTCGTCTGATACCTCACTATTATGTATAATACAATCACTATGCCCCATAGCGGCCTTTGATAAGTCAACATTACTATACTTATTATTGAACCAGGCAGTCGCTAGACTGACTTTAGCTTTGATCTGTCTAGTTAGTTCATACTGCCCCTTGTAGAAGTTGTGTAGTTTGTTATACTCCAGATAGCAGTCGTACTTATAGAGAGTATTTTCTATCATATTATTAAATTTGTCTTTACATCTCTTGCTGGTGTCTATAATCTGCGTTTTTATATTCATTTTATTATCTTTGCTCAGTTAATTGTTTTCTCTCATATTGTGGCATATGGCCTGCTCTAGTCTTTAGTCAAAAAAATTTCTGACTCTTAGCTTCTCTAAGCCATTACCTCATTGCTCGCAATATCTATTATTGTATCGTCTAGTTCGTATTGTAGATATGTAAGCGAATCTTGGTTTTCTTTCTTTGATAGTATATCTAGGTTTTCTTCTGGATATGCTACTCTTACTGCGTCTTTAATTAGTTCTAAATTCATTATGTGGTTATCTTTTGTTGTACTAATTTTGTGATGTATCTTTCTTACTACATAACGGCCACTCATATATGGGTCTATATGCAATGGGTTATCTGTTCCTGCTGGTTCGTATGCTGGTATTTCAAAACTGCATAAATCACCTACTGATAGACCTGTGAAACCTTTACAATCTAATGACAACACCTGACTCTTAAATGATAGTTTCTGTGCCATACTAGCAGGATAGATACGTTCACCTTCTGGTCCTTCATAATCGTTTTGTATCTTTTCTGTTGTAGATACAAAGTTCATTGTGCCTTCAGGTTTGTCTGAAATCATTTGATTATCTTTATAGTTAAATAGTGGTAATTGACCCTTATTATCAACCAGGCCACCCTTGCCATCGTGTTCCGTGTGAAATATAGTAGGAAAGTATGTATTGTAGTCAAAATTGATTTCTGAAAAGGTTTTGTTAAATGTATCGTGTGTTATCATCTTACTAGCAAATACACCGTTTGATAAGTTCTTTAATGTGTCGTATTGATCTTTTACTGCATAAGCATCCACGGTCTGCATTTCTTTTATAACATCTGTATCACCTGTACCACCTTTTACATTACGAGGTTTCTGTTGAAACTTAGCAACCACAGGTCTTGCTGACCCAGCAATTGCTAACATATTCTCTATACTTCTAAATCTATATCCTGTGCTGTCTTCATAGAATAACATACCACTTGATTTGTATTTTAATGGTTCAGCACAATTAGATAGTTTAGATATTGCCCTAAATGGTTTCATTCTAGGCATAACAAATTTGTGTAGACCTTTTGTTTCTTCTACAATTAAATTCTTTTTACTTTCTACATCATTTCTGAATATGTCAATCACCATCTGATCTATTGAACCTGTTAAAGTTCTATTGACTCTAGTCATTTCATTGTTCAACATTTCTTTACTGCAAAAGTGTAACATATAAACTTGTGCGTTAGGTGTAGTAGGTTGTCTATCTGAAATTTTATATATGTGCATAGGGTGTCCTGTTAACATAGAGAAATCATATCCCTTACTGCACCCTGGCGTTGCTAATTTAAATTCTATTTGTTCATATCCTGTTAATGGTAAGTGTGTTAATACTGCTTGACCATCTGCAAGAATAACATTACCATATATGCCTGGTCCTTCTAAAGACTCATATATGTTAATCTCCATTACTAGCGATCTAACTGAAACTGATTTAGGATTTTGATTTGAACCGTCTGCTGATTGATATGAGATTAAGGCAATATCATCTAAAGCAAATCTTCCTGCCTTATCTAATCTATTTGTATCTATTGAATCGTACATAATTATTCATTCATTAATCTTTCAAATTCTTCTATCAATATAGGTAAATATGCTGGTTCTAATAACTTGATTCTACTTTTCTTATCTTGTATTCTTTGTTCATATTCTCTATTTGATACTGCCTGAGCACCAGGGTCTGTACTATTACATTCAATCAGGTGTGAGTAATCAATAGATGTTTGAGGTCCACTTGATTGTACTTTTTCATAATGATGTATTGCCTCAGCATTATCGTATTTGTCGGCGATGTATTCTTCAAATGCTGAAAAAGACATTGGCCAATCATATAAGGCATCCGCTATATTATTTGTTATTAATACTACCCAATGTAATTCAGGATTGCCAAAATGTTTTTGTGCAATATGTTCAGGTCTTTCACCACCTGTTACAAAATATTCTGTATAGATACTTGCCTCGTTCTTAATTTTATCTCTTATTTTTACACGTCTGAATAAGTCTGATACTAACTTAAAAGTTTTAGTGCCTGGTAATATATAACTACCTTTTGGGAATCTGTCAAAATACATATTAGTATCCTTGTGCTACCGTTTCTTTTGTCATAATTTCTGTTTCACCAAATGTCAAATTCATTGTTGTAATAGTAGGCGGAGCACCTCTTTCGTCTGGTGTTAGTGTTGATACAACATTGTCAGGTGCATAATTTATTTCACAATTTTTTAACACACATCTACTTACTTTAGGTAAATATGCGTTCTCATTATCTCTATACATATATGTTATTTGAAATTCTGATGGCACATCAAAATAACCATTTGCGTCATTCTTATGTTGTGGTAACATATGAAATCTAAACAATTGTAATATCTTGTGTACACTATCTTTTTCTTTTTCGTTCTTTGGTGCAAACGTAAAAGGAAAATTAAACTCTCTAAAAGGTACTGATTTAAATACTGATTCTAAATTAGGATTCTTTGCCTGACCTCTAAACTTATCATACAATCCTCTTGCGTTCTCAAACCCAGGTATAATTGCTAAGGCACCGAAACCTGCCATTTTAGTTAATTCTGTTACGCCTGATAAACCTTTACCTATTGATTTAATAGACTCTTCAAAGTTATCTGCATTAATTAATCCCATTAAACCTTGTGCAAAATCACCTGCCACACCTGTTTCTAATGCCTCATATTCAGCATTATAACTAAATTTCATACCTTCAGGTGGCATATACAATAATATACTATCTGTTACGTAGGTGTGATTTGATTCTGCTTTTGAAAAGATACCAGAGTTAACACCTTTGACTCTATTCGTCATTGCTATACCTCTGGATTTAATTTTTCTAATTCTTTTTGCTATAGTAGCAGCCGCTCCTGCATTTTCAAAATAAGCACTACCTGTTTTTGGTTCTAATAAACCATTATCAAAAGTTTTATTTTTAAACCTTGATCTCTTATGTGATAATATATCAAATATGACATAATGACCATCACCTAAATTACTTGTTTCTTGTGGATAGTATACCGTACCATATTGATATGGATTCTCTAACATATGTGCTGTAGGAGAATTGTTACCTATTTCTAAAGGTGATTTGTTTAATAGTTTAGCAGCGACTTTAGATGTCTGCCCTTGACTAGCAAACGAGTTCATTATCTTATTACCTATTGCACCAGCAATAGCACTACCTATTCTGCCTTTGATTACATTTGCTACTTTTGAAGTCCAAGCCATTTTTATATCCTTACTAAATATTGTTATAACTATTTATATGATATGAAGAAGTCTTTTAAAGGAATATATAAACCAACGAATCCTAAAAAATATGTTGGCAACCCAAATAACATAGTCTATCGTTCACTTTTAGAGCGTAGATTTATGGTCTATTGCGACAACAATCCTGGCATAACAAATTGGGCAAGTGAAGAATTACCTATCAGATATTTCAATCCTATTGACAAGAAATATCATAGATACTTTCCAGACTTCATAATCAAAACAGACAAAGGTAAAAAAATGTTGATTGAGATTAAACCTTCTCGTCAAATAACTCGTCCTAAACCACCTAAAAAGAAAACTAGATCATATATGCGTGAGAGTTTTGAGTTTATTAAAAATCAGGCAAAGTGGAGAGCGGCAACATCATATGCTGAAGACAACGGTGCTGTATTTAAAATAATTACTGAAAAAGAATTAGGTGTTAAGTTTTAAATTGATTGTGTAGTATTATCTTTTCTAACATTTATAAAAGATTCATCAGGCAAGTGTGTACTAAATCCTATTGTTGCATTACTGCCACCTGAAGTATTATTAGCAATCTGATTATTATTTTGTACATTTATAATATTACCACTTTCAGCGGCCTTCTGAGCATCCAATAGTGTAGTTAATTGTTTAGGTGTTGATTCACCATCTGCTGTAACATTACCTGATACCATTTTCATATCATCAACCGTTTTACCTGTACCTTGTAATAAAAAGTTTTGTGCGTCTGTTTCATAATCTTGTGTATTTTGTAATCTATTTGCTCTTGCCTCTTCATAACCTTCCTCACCAGGTTGTATAATTTTATTTGTAACAGGATCAACAACAAACGAGGGGTCTTTTGATGTTCTTCTATTTTCATCACCTACCATTACGGTATCATCACCTATATTTGTTTCTGCACCTATGTCATAGGTATTTTCATCCACATTTTTCATTACTCTTTTAGGTTTCTCGTCATCATCATCTTTACCAAAACCTAATAATTTACCTATTTTTGAGTTTTTAATATAATCAATAATGCCTTTGAAGAAACCTGTTATTTTTGACCATATATTTCTAAATATGTCACCTATCATTTCAATTCTTTCTGCAACAAATTGAAACGCCGCTATAACTGCTAATACTTTTATTGCAATTAATAATCTAGCAGTTCTAAACAAGTTTGCTATACCCTTAAATGCTTTACTAATTGCTTTCATTGGGTTACCTATAAAGGCAGCGATACCTTGAAATATAGATTTACCTACGTCTTTAAATCCAGTAGCAACTTCAGCAATAGTATCAGGTATAACCATAAATGCCTCTTTCAATTCAGCAATTTTACTGAACCCACCTACTTCTCTACCTGTATCTGCTGTTTTACCTGTTGCCTTGTCTATTTCTTCATTATCTGATTTTAATTGAGAAATTTCTCTTTCGTTTTTTTCTATTGCCTTTTGATTATCTCTCCTTATTTGACTATCAGCGTGTACTCTTTTATCTAATTCTTCCTGTAATTTAACTCTATTCTCTATTTTCTCTTGTATTTTTGTTTCATTCTTTTGTCTTTTTTCAACTAGTTTATTGACTTCTCTTTCTGTCAATATTTTAATTCTATTATTTTCTATTGTTGCTCTTATTCCTTGTTCTCTAAATCCTGCTAATTTTTCTTCTAGTTTACCTTGTTTATCAACAAATCTATCTACCGTTTTTGCTAAATCAGCGTTATAGTCATATAAGTTAATACCTAAATCTTGTACTAACTTAACTAATTTGTTAATAGCATTACCAAAAGTTTCAATAGGACCACTTTCAATCTCTTGTGTAAGTGTTTGTATCATACCAGGTACATCACTTATAACTGCTTGTGTAGCAGATTTTAAACTAGTATTTGTTTTTTCAAATATTGCTTTGCCTAGTTTTTCTATCTCTACTTTTACAGCATTTGAGTCATTCTTTGATACCTCAAATTCAGATGATAATGGTTCTATTTTTGGTAATGCCAT